GTGTTTGTCATTCGACAGAAACACCGAAGCATTTACCAATGTAGAGAAAGATTGGGTAAGAGAATATCATCCAGAGCTTAAATGCGGATGGTCATACGCTATTCAATGTATTCATGATGGTAAAGTCAAAGTACTAAATCTTAAAAAGAAACTACTGGAACAAGTAATGGTAGCCGCGGAAGACCTCGGAGACCCAACTGACCCTGAAACAGGGTGGGACGTATGCTTCAAAAGAGTTAAGACTGGACCAATGGCTTACAATGTTGAGTACCAATTACAAGCATTAAAGTGCAAACCAAGACCTTTAACTGAAGAAGAGCAAGAGCTAGTAGTAGACCTTAAGTCTATGGATGAAATCTTAACAAGACCAACTCCAGACGCTCAGAAAGAACTTCTTGATAGATTAAGAGAAGGTGCAGACAACTCAAAACCAGATGAGTCTATTAGCGACGAATTTGACATTAGTTAAGGAAAGTTATGATTCTATTTACAGCAGATTGGCATATTAAGCTGGGACAAAAGAATGTTCCTATGGCATGGGCATGCTCACGTTATAAGATGTTCTTTGAGCAAATTCAAGAGATTGAAAAGTGTGATAGAATTGACTTACATATCATTGGCGGGGACTTGTTTGATCGAGTCCCTACCATGGATGAACTTAGTCTTTACTTTGACTTTGTAAAGGGCGTTAGCAAGAGAACAATTATTTTTGATGGAAATCATGAAGCTACTCGTAAAAATAAAACTTTCTTTACAAATTTAAAAAAAGCAACTACAAGTATTAACCCACTTGTAGAAGTTATAGATGAAACTTATTATGAAGATGACTGGGCAATCTTGCCCTATGCAGACTTACATAAGAAAAAGAGTATAGAGAGTATAGATACTGAAATACTATTTACACATGTTCGTGGAGAGATACCTCCTCATGTACAACCTGAGGTAGATTTAGAAAGGTTTGATAAATATAAGTATGTATTCTCTGGTGACTTACACTCACATGAAAATACTCAGAGAAACATAATATATCCTGGTAGTCCAATGACTACAAGTTTTCATAGAAATATAGTAAAAACAGGATATCTATTAATTGATGATACATGGGAATGGACATGGCATCAATTTGACCTTCCTCAGCTATTAAGAAAAACAGTATCAACAGAAGATGAAATGGTACAAACAGACTTTCACCATACTATCTATGAAATAGAAGGTGATGTATCAGACTTAAGTAATATCAAAAATAGTGAGTTACTTGATAAAAAAGTCATAAAAAGAAAAACAGAAGCAACTTTAGTATTAGATAAAGAGATGTCAATGGAAGAAGAGCTTAATGAGTATTTAAGTTATATATTAGAGTTGAACGAAGATAAAGTTAAAAATATTTTAGGAGTGTTTAGTGATTACGCTAAAGAAGTTGCAGTGGAGTAATTGTTTCAGTTATGGAGCAGACAATGAGTTAGATTTAACCGAAAGTATAGTAACACAATTAGTTGGTACTAACGGTACAGGTAAATCCTCTATACCCCTCATATTAGAGGAAGTTCTTTTCAATAAAAACTCGAAAGGAATTAAGAAAGCAGACATACCAAATCGTGAAGTCAATAATGGCTATGATATATCTTTGTCTCTTGATGTAGTAGATGATGAATATAAAATAGATGTAGTTCGTAGAGGTAATATTAAAGTAAAACTCTATAAGAATGGAGAAGACATATCAAGCCATACAGCTACAAATACCTATAAAACTTTAGAAGAAGTTATGGGTATCGACCATAAAACTTTTAGTCAGATTGTATATCAAAATACTAATGCATCTTTGCAGTTTCTTACTGCTACAGATACAAATAGAAAAAGATTTTTAATAGACTTATTGCAGTTAAATAATTATGTAGAATATTTTGAAGTATTCAAAGACTTAGCAAGAGCCTCTGGAACAGAAGCTACACGACTGCAAGGTAAAATTGACACAATAAATAAATGGTTGTCAGATAATAAAATGGAAGATACCTCACTATTATCGAAGATCGATCTACCATTTGTGTCGGAAGAAGATGATAAAACTTTACGTTCTCTTATGATAGAATATGAAAATATCACTGAAATAAATAAAAAAATTAATAAAAATAATTTTACAAAGGAACAACTAAGTGAAATAGATGTTACCGCTTACAAAGAACAATTAGAGGAATATACTGCAGATTTTGATGTAGCTCCTCTAAGTAAGAATATCACTTTAGCAAAGTATAAAACTAATGAACATTTGGAATCTCTAAAAGAGTATAAAACTATGAAAGGCGAGTGTCCCACATGTCATCAAGATATAGATGAAGATTTTGTACAAAAACAAATAGAGTATCATTCTGAAAAAGCTAAGCATTATGAAATGCAAATAGTAGATTTAACAAAAGAAAAAACAGAAGCTACAAGAGTTAATACGATAAGAATAGTTGCAAAAAGAAAGATAGAAGAGTGGGAAGACCTGTTCAGAGATATAGATGGAACATTACCAACAGAAGTATTAGCTCCAATAGCACTTGAAGCAAAAATTAATGAGTTAAAGGTAAAGATAAAAGATAACCGTGATGCGTGGGAAGATGTAGCTGCAGAGAATGAAAGAATAGAAAGACATAATACTCGTATATCAATTATAGAAGAACAACAACAAGATTTTGAAGACCAATTAGCTTCTCTTACACAAGAAATATCTATAGTAGAAGAAAAGCTTGGGCATATAGAAATATTGAAAAAAGCATTTAGCACAAATGGACTACTTGCTTATAAAATAGAAAATTTAGTAAAAGACTTGGAAGAACTTACAAATGAATATTTAGCAGAACTATCAGACGGTAGATTCAGTTTAGAGTTTGTAGTACTCAATGATAAACTAAATGTAGAAATAGACGACAATGGTAAACCAGTAGATATCTTAGCTCTAAGCGCAGGTGAACTTGCAAGAGTTAATACTTCTACTCTACTTGCTATTAGGAAACTAATGAGCAGTATATCAAAGTCACGAATAAACGCCCTATTCTTAGACGAAGTAACAAATGTGTTAGATGAGTTAGGGAAAGAAAAATTAGTAGAACTATTACTAAGAGAGGAAAATTTGAATACTTACATAGTATCACATGGTTGGACACACCCACTATTGTCCAAGATAGAAGTAATAAAAGAAGATAAGGTTAGTCATTTAGATGGTTAATCCAAGACAAAAAGGTAATCGAGGAGAGCAACAAGTAATTTCTATTCTCGATAGAGTAACCCAAGAAAAATGGGAACAAACTCCAGGATCTGGTAGTGGAAAGATAAAAGGAGATTTGAGAGTACACGGAAAACATAACATTTTCTGTGTAGAGGTAAAGTTCTACAAGCATGTAGGGTTTGATGCTAAGATATTCACACAAAAGAGTAATAACTTCTTTAAGTGGTGGAGTAAGATTTGTAAACAAGCTCAACAGATGAAACAAGAACCGCTTCTCGTCTTTCGCGAGAATCATGGTAAGTTCTTTGTAGCAACAACAAGAGAACCTAAAAATACATTGAGATATATGCATATTGCCTGGCTGGGTGCATACGTTCTTATATTAGAAGACTGGCTAGATAAAGAGGAGATAAAATTTACAAATGGCGATTTCGTTCTCAAGCCTTGGGAACCCAGCTCCGATTGGGAACTTGCTGATAGTTGATGGTCTTAACATTGCATTTAGATGGAAACATCAAGGTGTATTAGACTTCAAATATGATTATGCACGAACAGTAGAAAGTTTAGCAAAATCATATAATGCAGGTACAATCATAATTACTGCCGATGGCGGTAGTAGTTATAGAAAAGCTATATTACCCGAATACAAGGCAAACCGTAAAGAAAAATATGCAGAACAAACTCCTCAAGAAGAAAAGGAATTTGCAATGTTTATGGCAGAGTTTAGTAATACACTTACTTTGCTAAAAGAAAAACATACAGTCCTACAATTCAAAGGAGTTGAGGCTGATGATATAGCAGCATACATAAGTATGAATTTAGATAAGTTTAATTTTGATGAGTGTTGGATGATTTCATCTGACCGAGATTGGGATTTACTTATAAACGATAAAGTCTCAAGATTCAGTACTGTTACTCGAAAAGAAACAACAGTACATAATTGGGACGAACACTATGACTTTGAAATCGAAGATTATATTACATTCAAATGTCTAACTGGCGACAAAGGAGACAATGTTCCAGGAATACCTGGAGTTGGCCCAAAACGCGCAGTACAACTAATGGAACAGTATGGCACAGTATTTGACATATATGACGCTTGTCCTATAGAAGGCAAATATAAATACATACAATCACTAAACGAAAATGCAGAGCAACTTCTGTTAAATGTAGAGTTAATGGACTTAGTCACTTACTCAGAAGAAGCAATCGGCAAAGACAATATCCAAGTTATAAACGAGGAAATAATTAAAAGGCGAGAAGATGGTTAAAATAGATTATAGTAAAGACAGTATGATTACTGAGTTCAGTAAGAAAACTCTACAGGATCGATATCTTGTAGGAGATGAAAAGAGTCCTCAGGAAGCATTTGCACGAGCTGCAGAAGCTTTTGCTGATGACAAAGCACATGCACAGCGTATATATGACTATGCCAGTAATCTCTGGTTTATGTTTGCTACACCTGTGTTATCCAATGGTGGAACAAAGAGAGGATTACCTATCAGTTGTTTTTTAAATTACGTAGAGGACAGCAGAGAAGGTATAACAGGGCATTACACTGAGAACGCATATCTATCATCAATGGGTGGTGGAATCGGCGGCGGGTGGAGCGATGTCCGTGCCCAAGGCACAAAGACGTCGAAAGGCTCTGAGTCTACAGGTGTTATTCCATTTATGAAAGTAGTAGATGCAGAAATGTTGGCATTTAGCCAAGGAGTAACTCGTAGGGGTAGTTACGCATCTTATCTGCACATGTCTCACCCCGAAATAGAGGAGTTCTTAGATGTACGAAAGCCTACTGGCGGTGATACTAACCGTAAGTGTACTAATTTACATCATGGAGTAGTAATTCCAGACAAGTTTATGGAGATTATACATAGGGCTGCTCACGAAGATAACTTCAACGACGACTGGGAGTTGAGAGACCCTCATAGTGGAGAAGTCAAAAGTGTAGTCAGTGCAAGAACACTTTGGGTAAAGTTACTACAGAATCGTATGGAATCGGGAGAACCATACTTGATGTTTGAAGATGCCGTACAGGCAGACTTACCCGAGTTTCAGAAAAGAAAAGGACTGAAAGTAAATCATTCTAATCTTTGTTCTGAAATTACTCTTGCAACAAACGAAGAAAGAACAGCAGTATGTTGTCTATCAAGTGTAAATCTTGAGTACTATGACGACTGGAAAAATCATCCAGCGTTTATACCAGATTTAGTACGCTTCTTAGATAATGTGCTTACTTATTTCATCGCCAACGCACCCACAGAATTAGAAAGAGCTCGATACAGTGCTGAAAGAGAGAGAAGTATTGGTCTTGGTGCAATGGGATTTCATGCGTATTTGCAAAAGACTGGAATAGCTTTTGAAGGTGCAATGGCAACTGCCGCGAATCTGGAGATATTTAAACATATAAAGACTCAGGCTCAAACAGAAACAGAAAGACTTGCAGTAGAAAAAGGTGCGTGTCCAGATGATGATTCATGTTCAGTAAGAAATGCTCATCTTCTCGCAATAGCGCCAAATGCTTCAAGTAGTATAATTTGTGGAAACACAAGTCCAAGCATTGAGCCTTACAGGGCAAATGCTTACACACAGAAAACTAAGTCTGGTTCTTATTTAATGAAGAACAAATTTTTAGAAGAAGTACTGGAAAAGTATAATCAGAATACTGATACAACTTGGACAAGTATCATAACAAATAAAGGAAGCTGTCAGCATTTAGAGTTCTTGACTGATGAAGAAAGAGAAATCTTTAAAACCGCAGTAGAAATAAATCAGGCATGGGTAGTAGAACACGCAAGTATGAGACAAGATTATATTTGTCAATCACAGAGTGTTAATTTATTCTTTCCACCTGATGTAAATAAAGGCGATTTGCATAACATTCATATGTTAGCGTGGGCGAAAAATATGAAAACTCTTTACTATTTACGAAGTGAAGCGATTAGTCGTGCAGATAATGTATCAAATAAAGTAAAAAGAGAGATAATCTTTGAGCAATCAGATTGTCTAAACTGTGAGGGATAAATGAGTTTATTAAAAGAAAGAGAATATTATAAGCCTTTTCAATATCCTTGGGCATTTGAGAATTACAAAAAACAACAGCAAATGCATTGGCTTCCAGAAGAAGTACCATTACAAGATGATATAAAGGACTATAAAGAAAAATTAAGTGAAGGCGAAAGGGTATTATTAGACAATATCTTTAAGTTCTTCACTCAAGCAGATGTAGACGTATGTGGAGGTTATGCAAAGCATTACTTACCTACATTTAAACAACCAGAAGTAAGAATGATGCTTGTTAGTTATGCTGCTATGGAAGCAGTACACCAAGAAGCATACTCGCTACTACTGGAGACTTTAGGAAAGTCAGAAGATATGTATCAAGAATTTTTTGATATACATGCTATGATGGAGAAACATGAATATCTACAAGATTTCAGTATGGAAACTCCGTTTGATATGGCAAAAACTATGGCAGTGTATAGTGCATTTACAGAAGGAGTACAGTTATTTAGTAGCTTTGCTATTCTTCTTAACTATCCAAGACATAACTTAATGAAAGGAATGGGACAGATTGTTACATGGTCAATAAGAGATGANTCTCTTACATGTNGAAGGTCTATCAAAACTATTTAGAACTTTCATGCAGGAGAACCCTGAGTTATGGACAGATAAGTTAAAATATGAAATTTACTGTGCTGCTGAAAAGACTGTAGAATTAGAGGATAACTTTATTGATATTTGTTTCGATAAAGCAGATGTACCTGATTTAACAGCAAAAGAAGTNAAAGAGTATATTCGTTATATTGCGGATAGAAGATTACTCGGTATAGGACTGAAAGCTATATTTCATAGCAATGAAAACCCTTTACCTTGGATTGACATGCAAGTCAACGCCGTTGAGCATACCAACTTTTTTGAAAACCGTGCTACTGAGTATGCTAAAGCTAGTACACAAGGAAATTGGCAAGATATTTTTAAATAAAGGAGAAAATTATGTCGACAGAAGTAACCAACGAAGAACCAGTATTGGTTCTNGATGATAAAAAATATGTGATTTCTGATTTAAGTGATACTGCAAAATACATTGTACAGTCACTAAATAATTTACAGCAAAAGATTGCAGTAAATAGAATGGAGCATGACCAACATCTTATCGCTCAAGAAGGCTTAACAGCTAGATTGAAGGAAGAAGTTGAAAAAGACCCTGACGAAGTTTCGGAAGAGTCTTAAAACGAGAAACCCGCTTTACGCGGGTTTTTTATTGCCATTTAAATTCCTTATAATTAG